GCACTCTGTTCCACATCGTACAACTTCATCTTAGACTTATCAACACCAACAACAAACCTACGGTGTTTAGTTGGATCGCTGTACCTATTCTTCAATTGCTTGACCATGATCTGGTTAAGATCTTGCAACTCTTCTGAACTAATCAACGCAATCATAAAGTCAGCAGTAGCTGGTAGACCAAATGATTCGCTCGTATCTTCTAATCCTAGATCGCTACTTGTAAACCCACTACGTGTGGTCTGTGTGGCTGTGACAATAGGTACATCAAACTCAACAGCAAGTCCTCTCAACTCCTCTGCAATTGCTTTAATGTATGTGTACGAGTTAACATTGGCACCGTACTTCAATCTTGAAGAACTACAGATATTTAGATAGTCAATGTAGATGATTCTTGGTTTGAAGTTTCGTTTTACTTTCAACTCATTTAGCAAGTGCCTCATATGGCCGGCACCAGCTGATGCAGTTGGATATTCTTTAATTATTAGCTTGCCGGTTGTATTGCTTAGCAATCGTTCCATCTTCTTGTCATACGACTCACGAGGAAGTAGTACAAGTTCATCTAACGATACATTCAATAGGTTTGCATCAATACGTTCAGCAATTCTTTCTTCTGCCATCTCTAGAGTAATGTACAATACATCCATACCTGCAGCAAGGTTGGCTGCAGCAAAGTGACACATTGCAAGAGACTTACCAACCCCAGTACCTGCCAAGATAACATTCAGTGATTTATTTGGTAAACCACCTTTGGTTATCTGATTAAAGTAATCTAGATCAAACGGTACTCTTTCTTCTTTTCTATGGTAGTATTCATACCTCTCTGCAGCATCTTCAAAGAAGTCGTGGCCGATGTGTGAGTCAAATGAAACAGATAGAGCATCGGATAGAATCTGTGGAATAGCGCCCTTACCGAGCTTCTCCTTATCACTATCCAGAATCTGAATAGACTTCATGATAGCGTTGTATATTGCCTTGTCCTGACAGAACTTCTCAGTCTGATCAATCAGCCAATCATGATTCTCGTTTGGCTTTTCTTCTAATTCATTAACAAGAACTGCAATGTCGCTGTAGTAGCTTGATATTTCTTTGTTCTCATCAAGCTCAATCAATAATGCTTCCTTATTAGGAAACTTATTATACTTTTCAACGAACGCATCTATTCCTTCATAGAGAGCTTTTATTGATCGCTCAACAAAGTACTCACTCTTTAGAAAGGGAATGGCCTTACGGCCATATCCCTCATTCGAAAGTAAATTAGATAAAATTAACTTTTCAATCATTTAATGGAACCAATGAATACGATTTATGTTTAGTTGTCTCCACAAATTCCATAGCTTCTTCTACTGTCTTAAAGTACTTCTCAGCAAATAGTCTTGCATTGGAGTCTGGATATTCAATTGCCATATCGTTACGCTTATATGTTGTAGGTTCAACTTCTGGAGTGCCAACATATTCGAAGTAGACTTTATACATCACTCTCTCCCATTCCGTAACTGAATTCTTTCTTTGCACATACTTCTAACCGAGCCAATATCTCTTCTGTAAAGTAGAGCTCTGGACGAGTGTTGATCTCTTTACCAAATACCTTACGACCATCAGGTAACTCATACCGAGTAGATACCTTTTTCATTATCTCATACTTCTCAGCAAGCTCTAGTAATCCAAAGTAACGATCTAAACCTTTGTTGTAAGTAAGTAACACTGTTGCGTCTTGGTTTTCTTTGGACAGTCTTGATTTAAAAGTTTTAATCTTAATTTGGCTTCCAATGATTTCTCCGTCCCCGTCTTTCTCTTTTTTCTTGGAGAGCATAGCAATAGTGCTAGCTGCGTACTTGAGACCTGATCCACCGCTGATTTCTTTTGTCGGAACATATGAACCTACTACCTCATAAACGTGGTTTGTGACAAGCATAGGCACCTTAACCTTTGCCAACTTCAATGTCAGAACACGGAACGCAGCCTTGATTACTTGCGACTTTGTCATGTCTCTGACATCCTTCCCTTCTAAAGAATCTTCCATCTCCTTAGAAGTAGAAAGCAATCCCAGACTATCAAGGACAAACATCATAGGTGGACGTTGGTCTGCTGGTTGTTTCTCATATGCTTCGATCAGTTTAAGTGCGTGTGTCTTAAACTTCTGAATAGTATCTGGTTCTGCAATAATGACACGTGCTGTATCAATACCGCGTGACTCCATCATTCCCTTAGTGACTGCTGCCTCGGTGTCGTAGTAGACGACTGCTCCGGTTGGGTTCTTGTCAAGGAAGGCTCTAACGATACCAAGAACGAAGAAAGTCTTACCAGTAGCGGACTCTCCTGCAAAAGCAGTAATCTTGTTATCAGGTATGCCACCATAGATGCTACCAGAGAGAAGAGCGTTGAGAATGTAGCTGCCAGTATCAATATAACCACCATACTCAGAACTAGCAGTGCCGTCAGCGGCCAAGTAAGTATCCTCATCATTTAATTCCTTTAATAAACTCTTTAAAAAACTCATCACATCTCCCTTATTTGATTCTTATCAATCATGATTGTACCACCTCTGATCTTGCCAGTCAACTCTTTCAGTAACCTGGCACGTGATTCAATCTCTTGTTGTGTTTCTTGTTCGTCTTCAACCTTCTGCTCTTCAATCTTTATCTTACTAAGTCCAATATTAGCAGCAATCAATAAAATGATTGCAAGTGGATCAAATACAATAACAATAAGAATGATTACCCAACGGACTGTCTTATCCAGAAATTGAGAGTCGACTTTGTCGTAAAATAACTCTGCAATGAACTTAAGTGGTCCAACTTCTGCTTCTACTTTTCTGACTTGTACTGCGAGTGGTGCACGATCTTCATTAAGTTTACTAATTGTTTTCTGGTAGGTTTGGATTTCCTCTTGTAGGCGAGCACGGTCTTTTTGTTGTGAGCGCCGAACCACCACTGCTTTTTCCGCACCTTTTTCTGTATCACTGCGGCCCATGATCTGGTCCACAGCCTCATCGTATTGTTTAAGTGCTTTGCGGTTCGCATCTATGTTCTCCTTTGCTACTTTAATCTTTTCATCATATATTACTAGCTGAGCTATAACATCACCCGAACTCGTTGTCTGGTCTATGTGAGCTTTTGACAAGTAACCAAACGTTCCCATCGATGTAATGAACATCAAAGCAAGTATCGATGCAATCAAATATGTTTTAATTGAGAACGGTGCAATATCCCAATTACGATATGTCCACGATGCAGCAACTACCTTTGCCACTTCAAGTGTTCCACCCATAATGACAACAGGCCAGAATGATGCTGCAAATATAGTTGTAAGGCCTATAACAGAGAAGTAAGCTGCGATAGCTGATAAGCCAATCGCAACCAACAAGGCAAGATAGTTAATCATTTTCTACAATTTTGTTTACCTTATCAATAAACGCTGTCATCTTCTTTGACCTATCAGGCCATAGTATGTACTCTTTATCAGGATCTTTCTGAAGGTTTATCAATAAAGGCATAATTAGTTTATAAAGAGCTTCCATTCTATCTTTGTACTCTTTAGAAGTCAACGTCAATTGTTTTTCAGTTTGAATGACCTGTTGTTGCAATTGACGTTCCATTGACTTGAGCTCGTCCTCGCTAACAGCAGAGAATCCAAAGTCATTCTCAGTATCATCGAGTGAAATATTAATCTTTCCCATCTCTTTTCCTATTCGAAGAATTGTTCTAGTGTTTGTCTACGGTCTTTGATCTGCCAACCAACAGCATCGAGAATCGACTTGATTGGTTCCAAGAATGATTTATCAAACTGAGTTTCGTAGTCAACATACGGATGAATATTCAGCACCTTTGGTAATTCCCCAGGTGAAGATATCACAGAGTCACGAGCTGGGTTCGGTGTACGGAGATATGCAAACTTAATCTTGTCCCCGTCACGTATGATTGGATACTTTGTATCTAGCTTGTGCTCTCTTAGCAGTGCATTGTATATCAAAGAACCCTTGACGTGAATTGGTGTAGACTTTCTGTATATCGAGGATGCATCTTGGTACTTCTTTAAATCTCTCACACTTCTCGGAAATGCAATCTCTTCAAATGGCAAGGTCATGAACTCCATCTTAAAATCTGTGATGAACTTGATAGCAGCTTTCTCATCTTCGTTCATAATCACTTCGAGAGCCTTCTTAATGTTCTTTCTACAAGCAGCAGGAGTAGAAGACCGGACAGCCTCGATCCCTTGCATCTTCAACTTAGGCTCGTTGTACTGAACACCTTCGTTATTGTATACGTTCAGAATGTAATGCTTCTTGCCAGTCCATATACCTTTATTAGCAATTGCTTCACGCTTCATCACCATCTTCTGCTTCATCACCTGCATGTAGTCACCAAGCTCATCAAACGTCTTATCGATGAATGGTTGGATCTTCTTCTCACATACATCATCGAGGAACTTGACAATCTTCTGAGTGTCTTGTTGTTCGTCTCCGAACACACCCTTGACCAGTCTTTCCATGCGAATGTACATCGAGTCTGTATCACAAGCAATCACATAGTCTTCGTCCTCAGTCTTGAACAACTTATTCAAGTATTGGTTAATGTGCTTCTCCATCCAACGAATTGATAGCTGGCCAGACATTGTAATACCTTCAGCAAGGTTACGTTGGTACCATCTAAAGTAAACATTACCCAAAGCACCATAAGCACTGTTAAGCTGAATCTTCTTGGCCATCTGCATGTTGTTGCATCTAGCAATCTCGTTTGCAAGTTCACGAGTAGGAGTTTGTTCGTATTGTTTCTTTGCTTCGATCATACGCTTCTTCCAAACGGTACGATCGTTGTACATATTCTCCATCAACGTAGGAAGGAATCCAACATTGTTCTTACTAAACAAAGCACCGTTAGGACACATTGTCATGTTCTGATCTTTTAGAAGCTTTTCAAACTCATCACCGACCTGTTTGTTTAGACATCTTTCAATCGTTACTTCATCTACAACACCAATGTAAGTATCTGGGCTAATGTTGTATTGCATAATCAAATGTGGATAGAGACTATTCAAGTCAAATGAGCAAACCCAGTTATGTAATCCAACTTGAGGATCTTTGACATAGGCTCCAATAATTGGGCCCATCTCTCTATCAACCTCCTGTCTATCATCGAGTACGCTACGTTCAACATTATCAACAACAATACCACGATCCATCAAGTAGTTTGTAATAATGATATCCCAAATGCGAACAGTCGTGAATGTATCAACATAGTTGACCTTCGCATCATATGCAATAGCAAACACCTGCTCAATGAACTTCAGCTTCTCTTCTAACTTATCAACCAACACAACGTCGTGGATGTTGTAGTCAACAAACTTTTCAAAGTTCTGCATATAGAACTCATGCATCGACTCGTATTCAGAATAGTCTAGCTTCTTTTCACCAAGCTCATACTCAGCAATGTGATCTAGCTTATATGATTCTTGTGGTGTATAGGAGAACTTCTTATAAAGAGCCAAGTAGTCAAGAACAGCAATACCGTACAGGTCATATACTTTAGGTGCTGTTGGATCTTTACCAATCTGGCGTTCCTTCACAATGTTCCACGGTGATAATTTACTTGCCTGTTTAGCACCAAGTACATTGGTAATTCGTTTGTAAAGATACGGAATGTCAAAATACTCTACGTTCCAACCAGTAACAACATCTGGCTTCCACTTATTGGAGTTCCATACTTCCAAGAACTTCTCCAGAAGATCAATCTCGTTCCTGCACTGGATGTAGGTAACATCTTCACTCTTTGCTTTGTACGGTCGCATACCAAGAACAACTACCTTACCCTTCTTACGAATTGAAAGGGTGATTACTTCTTTGTCGGCATATTCCATACTGGGAAAACCATTGAGTGTCGATGTTTCAATGTCAAGTGATACAACATTAATTGAATCAACATCGTAGTTGATCTCACCCTTGAACATTCCGTGGATTGCTTGATATGTGTAGAGAGTAGATCCGTAGATGTCAAACCCAGCAACATCTTCGTATTTCTTTAGAAACTCTCTTGCACTCTTAACACTTTCAAAATCAATCTTATCGACAGTGCGACCTGTCAATGTTTGGTAGTTGGAATTGTTGTTAGAATTTACAAATAAATAGGGGCGGTAGGTATCACGATACTCAAAACGCTTACCGTTCTCATATCCTCTTGCATAGACACTGTCGCCGTAAACAAATACGTTCGTGTAAAACTTCATACTTCTTTCTCAGTAAAGAAAGCAATTATACAGCAGATCAATTAAAGATTCAACTGCTACCTAATTGATGATGCAATTTGGATACCTGAAC